TGGTTGATGCACTAAAGAAAAGCTCGATTAATGTATCGGCTGTGGACAAGGACGGCAAACAATATCGCTGTTCCCACTTGGCCGGACATTTGGGTGGCTCCACGGACGGTGTTGTTAAGAATGTTGATCCGGAGAATCCCGAAGAAGTGATGCTCCTGGAAGTCAAATCGGCCAACAACAATCGATTCAATGAGCTGCAACAAGGGGAGAGCTACGAACAATGGTCTTCCAACTACGCGGTTCAAATCCAATGTTATATGGCTTCATTTAACTTGAAGCGCACTTTGGTGGTTGTGTATAACAAAAATGATTCATCGCTTTATACGGAGATTATAGATGCCAGAGAGGGTGTTTTGGAAAAGATGAAGAAAAAAGCCCGTGAAATTATTGCTGCAACAGAACCGCCGGAGTCTCCTTACTCACCCACCGATTATCGAATTAAGAAATTTATGTCGGCAAAAGAACAGGCCATTTATACTTTAGAACAATTACCGGACGATGTTAATTGCCGTAACTGTAAACACAGCGAGCCGATCCTAGAGGGCGATGGCGGCTGGCGATGTAATAAATTTAATAAAGCCATTGATGAGGAAACACAGCGTCAAGGTTGCGATGATCACATTTGGCTACCCGCCCTGGTTAATCTTCCCATTGAAAGCAAAGGCGAGGATGATATAACTTATATGAAGGGAGGTAAATCAATAACCAATGCCCCGAAAAATAAAACAGGCATGAACATTTTCACGAGCACTGAAATGAGAGAGCTGTCTAAATCTTATTACGACCCTGAGTTAATTAAAAAACTGTTAAGGTTCCGGGAAGAGTTCGGCGTTGATACCAGACTAGAAGAGTTGACCAGAGATGGCTGAACCCAATGAAGAACAAATATTTTTACCTGAAAAGTTTGATTGCCCAACCTTGATTAGTTTCAGTGGTGGCAGAACATCAGGCTATATGCTCTATAAAATATTGGAGTCTTATGACTGGGTACTCCCTGATGATGTGCATGTGACTTTTGCTAACACCGGCAAAGAAATGCCTCAGACACTGGATTTTATTCGTGACTGTGAAACCAACTGGAATGTTAAGGTACATTGGCTAGAGCTTGAGGTGTTTGAAGAGCGGCCTATTTATCGCACCAAAGAAGTGACTTATCAAACAGCATCCAGAAACGGCGAGCCATTTGAAGCGTTAATACAGAGGAAGAAAATGTTGCCCAATGTGGTAGCCAGGTTGTGCACCATCAAGATGAAGATTGAAGTGATGAATCGGTTTATGAGAGCCAAAGGCTATAAAGAGTGGGCGAACGTGGTTGGTCTGAGATACGACGAGCCGAGCCGTGTTGCCAAACAAAGAAAACAAAACGAGTCAGGAAAGAACAAGTGGACTTCATTAGTGCCACTTTATGACAACAAGATCATGGTTCAAGATGTTGCCCGGTTCTGGGAAAACCATGAGTTTGACTTAGGCCTACCAAACCATAACGGTAAAACTCAAGCGGGTAATTGTGATCTGTGTTTTCTCAAAGGCACAAGGACTCTTTTGAATCTTATTAAAGAACGACCTGATCTGGCTGATTGGTGGATCGAGCAAGAACAAAAAATAGAGAAGTTAAACAAAGGTACAGAATACGAAAATAAGAAGGTCAGCACCGCAACCTTCAACAAGTCACGAAGTTATACCGACTTAGTTGAAATGGCACGACTTGATGCACAGCAAATATCACTATTCGATGACGATGCCAGGAGTTGTTTCTGCCATGACTGACAAGAACGACCCCGTCAATCACCCGGCTCATTACACGAAAGGGACCATTGAGGCGCTCGATGCCATTGCATCAGCTCTGAGCGGATCCGAGTTCGTCGGCTACCTCAAGGGGCAAATCTTTAAATACATGTGGCGTGCCCCGCATAAGAACAAAGCGCTTGAGGATTATAAGAAGGCGCGATTCTATCTGGACATGCTAATTTCCAGAGAGGAGGCTAATCAGGAATCACAAAAAGCCGAGGGTTCTTCACGATCTCAATTGTAACGTCTGGGTACAGCGCTTCGACCAGCTTCTTCTTTAGCTTAAACACGGCCGTCTCCACGCCCTTCACATCTTCCACCACTTCCTTGCCGTTCTTTAGCGTGTAACGAAAGTCTGAGATGTAGGTGCATATTTTCTTGCCATTGACTTCACAGGGAAACTTCGGCTGCAATTCCAGGTTGGTCAACTGCCCGGCCTTCTCCATGAGTTTTAGCTGTTTGTATCTGGCGGCTTCGAGCTTGCTATCAAATTTATGGCCATCGTATTCAACACGGATCGCGCCGTACTTGCTTCTACGTCGACGCACTATTGAATGCCCAATAGTTTCTCAAGTTCTTTCTGGCGTAACAATACCGCTGCTGAACCCTGGGGGTCTTGCTTCGCTTTTTGTATTGTTGTTGTTCTTTTTGACTGAACCGGAGGAACAAATGGGCTGCCTTGGAAAGATACTGTAGGCAATGTAGGTTTAATCTGTTCAACGAACGATTGTCTAAGCTGTTGTTCTGGGAATATTCCACCCTTATCTAGCACTTTTTGAATTTGATAAGCGGACGGATAATAAGGAATGAACGTTCGGTTCATGATCATTTCTGGGTTAGAAATCTTTGTTCCCTTCAACACTTCATAGATTTCGTTTTCATCGGCACCCAATGATTTGGCATCCTCTACTGCCATAGACAAATCTTTCATGGCTTGAAACCTAGCCTCGTTGGTTCTCATTAAGGCCTTAACATGATCTTCTGGATTAAGAATGTTTGGGTTGTTGGTTGCCGAAGTGTAATACGATACTGCTTCTCGCATTTGTTCTTTGGCGTCAAACGCTCTGAATCTAAGCGTTCTTTCAATGGTGGGCTTAATGGTTTTCAGTCCAGTAAATGATTCAGCCAACTGACCATAAATATTTGGCTTAATGCTAGATGCTGATAATTCTTTTTCACTGATACCAAGAGATGCTAGAGTTGCTCTTGGTAAATCTCTAAGAAACACAGGACCTAAATCACCCACTTCACCAGGCTTTATCTTAAAAGGAATGATTGGCGGTGCAAATAAATTAAAGACATGCGCCATTGATTTTCCAGCCCTTTCTCCATAACCATCTGTTGAATTATAAATAGGGCGTGCCGATCCAGAGGCATAAGTGACGTTTCTTAAAACATCCAACACTCCAGAAGTTGCAATAGACTCTCCGACAAAAGGCTCAAGATATTCTCTCAACGCTCCAGGTGTTTGTTCTGAGCCGATAAAAGCTTGCCACATAACCTCGTGTAACTTATCACCTCTTGTCTCGCCATTTTGCACCGCATTAAAAACAGCCGATATGGGCGTTCTTAGATATTCGTAAGGATTGGTATAAGTGTAGTTGTAAAACTCTACGATGTTGCCGTTCTCGTCGGTTCTAATAGGAATAAGATCAGCATTCTTTTCCCAAGGCGCTGCAAAACTTCTCTTATAGGCTTGGACTTGCTCATCATCTGCACCCGTCATGTATTTACCAAACTCGTAGGTCGCTTTAGGAATGCCGTACATCACCGCCATGTTACCCATCAATCGACGCATACCAACTTCTGCTAACTCTGGGACGCCGCTGGCAATTTCATCAATTGCTCTTGATGTTGAGTTAAAGGAAGTTCTCACGGTTTCAGCAGGAAAGGCAATGAAATTACCAAACGGTGTTCGTCGCAACGACTGGATGAATTGTGGTACTTTTGAATAATTAGGCACCGTGTTTCGTACCACATCAGCACCAATATCTTCGATGATTTCGTTTTTTATTTTATCATCAAGCTTTGACCAAACACCTTTTTGTCTTTCCAACTCACGAATACTTTTTGGAGAAATGCTTTTATAGAAGCTAGGCGATATAGTAAAAGCGCTGTTTCTTGTGGCAGCATTATTAAAAGCTCTGGCCAGCTTTCCTTTTTCCATTTCCCAACTAACTATTTTCCACAAGTCATCTGAACCGACGTAAAGCCTGGTAGCAAAATTATTTTTCTCTTTTCTATA